TCCAGTAAAGAAATCAAGATTATCTTTGAATAATTCAATTTCTTCTTCTGATATTTCGAATGTTACTGTTGCTTTCATAATACTCCTGCAAGTGATAACTGTGTGTCAGCAAATAGTTCTTCTTCAACATCTTCGATTTGTTCATTGAACTCTCCGAAGTCCTCAGAATAATCTGACCAACCATAATCTCCATCTTTGTAGATTTCGATAGCGTGTTCCTTACTTCTTGCTTCAATAGTGTAAGTTCCATACTTCTCAAATTTTACATTAATGTAAAATCTTTTTAGTGTTGATGTTTTCATTGAATTAAGTTGTTTGATTAATAATATCCCAAGTGGAGATAAAACTCTCCAACCAGTATTTTTGATTGCCTGTGAGTTTACAAGCATTTTGACCATAAAGAATGTCATCTGCACTCCAATGTGGTAGTTCATTCTGATCTAACCACTTGTCGTACACATCACATAAGAATAGCATTTCTCTTGACATAGTTGAAAAATCTCTTTGTTATGTACTCATTATAATCGTAAATGAGTGAAAAAATAGTAAATTTGTGACACAAATAAAATTGGCACATTTTTGATTGATTTGCTTGTTTTTTGGGGGTTACTATCATACCTAGACATAAAAACAAGCACCTTACAGGCGATCCTGGTGGGAGCAATTCTGTATCATTTGATACTTATTTGAGTTGAATCTCATAATCTATGGATTTGATGCACCACCCTGCTGCTGCTGTGATTTCTTCGATTAAATCGTCCTCATCATCTGCTTCCCAGACTCCAAGTGCTAAATCTCTTAATTCAATTTCCTCATCAAATGTGAGTTTGGATTCATTAGCATAATCATCATCAAAATCAAACTCAACTTCGGTTACATTGAATTTCATAATCTTAAAATAAAGGACGAGAGGAAACAAAACTAGATCAATTACTTAAGTTCGACTTAAATGCGATTGAACGCAACCTTGAAAGTTTTACATTGATCGGGTTTGTTTCCCCACTATTATATTAACATTAAAAAACTCCCTGTGTAGGGAGCTTGTGACACTAATCTAACTGGCACACTTACATAAAATTTTCCAAGTTGATGCTGTACTGTGATATGCGATCACTTATTAAATCTTTATATGATTCATGTAATTCACACCCGATATAATGCCGACCTAAAGATTTGGCAACCATAGCAGTAGTTCCTGATCCAATAAAAGGATCAAGAATTATATCTCCCTTTTGACTCCCTGCCAATATACAAGGTTCAATCAAGTCAGGTGGAAATACTGCGAAGTGACTTCCTCTATATGGTTTATTTGTTACTGACCAGACAGATCGTTTATTCTTTGTTGGATATGATTTTGTAAGTCCGCTATGCGGTTGTAGTCCTGTTCCTTCATTATGATATTTTCCTTTTGTTCGATCTCTTGTTCCCCAATCTTTTGCTGGTTCTTTGATTGCTTCATTGTCATAATAGTATTTTCTATTTTTACTTAATAAGAATATGTACTCGTGTGATTTTGTGCATCTATCTCTCACACTTTCTGGCATAGGATTTGGTTTATGCCAGATTATATCTTGTCTTAAATACCACCCATCAGACCTTAATGCAAATGCTAATAGCCAAGGGATTCCGATTAAATCTTTTTCTTTTAATCCTTGTAATTTGTTCCCTCGTTTGTTACATTTATCTGGTAAATCCTGTTTAGTTTTGGATACTGATTGTTTAGGATATGACTGACCTTTACCAGGTCGATAGTTATAATAACTATCTCCTATATTTATCCATAGTGTTCCATCATCAGTTAAAACTTCTCTTACATTTCTAAACACTTCAACTAATTGGTCAACGAACTCCTCTGGACTATTCTCTTGCCCGATCTGATTCTCCTCTCCACCATAGTCACGAAGTCCGTAATATGGTGGCGAAGTGACGCACATTTTTACTGGTTCAGTTATTGTTGAAATTGTTTTTCTGCAATCTCCGAATAGTATTGTGTCTCTCATTTCCAAGTTTTCCTGTGATTAGAATTTTTTAAAGGTGTAGTATATTGTAAGTTTTCTAATCTGTTATCAAGTGGATTATCATTAATATGATCTATCATCACGTTTTCCAATGCAAGAGAGATAAGTTCTATCTTTGATAACGTATTAAGGTATGACTCATAAGGATTCCATGCGTCAAGAACTGCTTGGTGTAATTTAATTTTAAATTCAATTCTTGTACCTTTACCTTTCTTAGGTTTATATTTACAACCCTTATCCCAAAATGGTTGTCCTTCTGTAATAACACTAAATTCTTTACATTTAGGGGGTAATCCTAAACTCTTTCTCTCCCTATAAACATCATAAGGTTTTACATATTTTTTTGTTTTAATGTTATAAATTTTACCACATTTACTCACATAGTAATTTGGTATAGTTATTTGATGTTTCCTAACTGGTTGGAAATTAATTCCATCTATTTCAATCATATTAAATCAAGTCCTCTAGTCCTAGAAACTCTTGCATATAATAGTCACAAGTGACTTCATAATATGCTGATAGTGCTTCAATATCGTTGGCATCAATACCAACTTTTGCAAATAAATCAAGTGTTGAATCGTGCATTGTTTTAATTAATAATGTTTACATTATAACATAGTCAACTACGAACTATGCTGATAGCAGGTTGACCATCTTTGAATACAGTATCGACAACTGCCTGTACTTTTTTTGATGTGCTGATACCAACCTTGTCATATACTGGAATACATACGAGACCAAATTGTTTGGTGATGTCTCCCTTACGAATGACTCGACCAATCGACTGACTGATACCAATGTAATCCATTGATCTCAAAAACAATACTGCTTCAAGACCATTGACATTGATACCTTCTGATAGGATACTGTGATGTAAGACTACAAATCTCTTGTCTGACTTACCCCAAGCATTGAGAACATTAAAGAACTCTTCTCTTGTTACTTTCTGTCCATCAATAATACCACCAGTTTTTGATGTGATGTACATATAAGAGTAACCTCTCCACGCTAACTCATCAACAAACTTTGAGAGTGCAACTAAATTTACAATTTGCTTTGTTGATCTTGCACATATCAAAACTTTGTTAACATCAACTTCATCAATCGTTTCTATGATGTGGTCGCAGTCCTTCTCATAACCAAATCGACTATCGTCAGTAACATCAATCTTTTTGACTACAACTTTAGGTGGCAAAATGTGACCTTCATCAACTAATTTAGGTGCAGGTACATTACAAATGACCTGACCAAAAATGTCAGTATCATTCATACCAACTTTCTTGGGTGTCAAAGAATGTTTTGGTGTAGCAGTAAAGAAATACTTTCTCTGTGCATATATTGAACAATACTCAACTGCTTCAATAAAGTTCTTTTGAACTGAATTATGGGCCTCGTCAAAGTATATTGTATCAATCTCAATATCAAGTGACTCTGTGATTCTGTGTAGTGAATGATACGTTGTAAAGATCAACTGATTTCCGATACTGTTGTGATACCAGTTCTCTATCACTTCTGTTTTTGTACTGCTGAAGTGATGAGTCTCTCCACTATGAACGTGCATTACATCTACACCTGTGATATGCTCAAGAAAATCTGCTGACAACTGATTTGCAAGTAAGATACGAGGAGCAACAACAACGATAGTTTTTG